ACCGCCCTTGGGCGGTTACGACATTACTGCATATTGCTTTTATTTTATTAGATTTTCTTCGGCAGAAATATGGTGCCCGGGGCGGGACTTGAACCCGCACAGCCTTACAGCCGAGGGATTTTAAATCAGGCGTGATATTCATATAAATCAATTAAATATCCTGAATTTTCATAATATAACCCAAAAATCAGGCCTATTAAATTCAATAGCTTAGAGCGATTAGCCTGGCGATATTATGAAGGTTTTTGCCTATTTTTTAAACAAATACTGAGGTGCTTTCTCAAGTTACTACCCTTTCTTATGAGGAAAATTTTCTCGCACCTCCCCTATCGTCCTCTGTCTTATCTCAGCTTACTTTCAAGGCTGCTTAATCTTGCTTCGATTTTTTTTAGAATATTAAAATATTTTTCCTGGCCATCGCTATCGAGCATCACATCTGCTGTGATCAACTTATCAGCCGCCGCTCGCTGCTCTGACACCAAAGTGTCGATCTCTTTGGAAGTCTCAATTGCACTCTCGATGGCAGCAACTATCTCCGAATTAACGGAGCGTTTGTTTTTTTCCGCAAGTAAGTGGAGCTGATCTTTAAGCTCCTGTGACAAGCGAACGTTTACTTTAGGTTCATCTCTGGCCATACGATACCTCTGCATATTGTATTGACATGGTGGCACCGTGGGTCTACTTTATCAATGGTTCCACGGTGCCACCAAAAGGAGTAAGCCATGAGTAATGATTTATGGCAGATTAAGGCAAGGCTGCCTGCCAATCTAAGAGAGTCAATGCATCTGATCGCCTCCGAAAACGACAGGTCCATTAACTATATGCTTGTCAAAGCTATCTCAGAATTTGTTATCAAATACAGCGAAGCCCCAACTGCGGTAACAGTTAGGGCCTCTGTTTGTCCAATCCCCGCGAAGGAATAAAGACATGTCTACTTTAGCAAAATCTCAAACTGTTATCACTCAAGAACCCTCGATTTCTGTCGAGTCACTAATGGTCGTTGGCCACGGTGGACTACCAGTCCTCACGACAGAAATACTGGCTAACCTGTATGGAACAGCGGCCCATTCCATTACAAAAAATCATCGCAATAACGCACGGCGCTTTGTGTGCGGAAAGCACTACTTTAAATTAGAAGGTATTGAATTAAAAGAATTTAAGAACAAGGTCACCAATAGTGACTTAGTCGCCAATCGTGCAAAACATCTTATACTTTGGACTGAGCGTGGGGCAGCCCGCCACGCAAAAATGCTCGAAACAGACCAAGCCTGGGAAGTGTTCGAACGACTGGAAGACCAATATTTTAGTCAGAAGGAAAAGACCGAGCAGATTCGTAAGAATCGACGCTGCTCGGCGGCTCAACTCACTCCATTACGTCAGACAGCCGAACGATTAATCACTACCGGTCTTGGTAAAATCTATCCTGACATCTGGAAGCTGGTTCATAGGCGCTTTGATGTCGAGCATATCCACCAGTTGCAGCCCGAACAGATCAGCGAAGCCATAGAGTTCCTGAATGTGCTTGAAGGTGAGTATCTGGGTAAAGCATCTGTTCCATCTATGGACCAGATGCGCTATCACTTCCCCGTTGAAACAGCTGATCCACATGATCGCAGATTTGGTAACGCCTGGATGACGCCACATGTAATTCTGGATGAGCGCAATCGCGCGCCCGAGATGGAGCTGCTGGAGGCTTTAACGCGCGACGGCTACGATATCAGTGGCGCTCAGATACGCATACATGCCATGTATGCCATTGTTAGGCGGTTTATTGATTTGCAGAACGGACTTGCTGATGCTGTCCACCATATATCCGCAGCAAACAACAAAATTAAAAATCTGACGGTGGAACGTGGTAGTAACGTCAGCTTTAGCGGGAAGGATAAAGGCATAGTCTGTGGCGGACTTTTTCCACGCTCACTTTAGTTGGTAAATTTATGCCTAAAGCAGCCCTGCCGGGCTGCATTCATCAAGGTCTTCACTCAAATTATCGGCCTGCACGGCTCATAAACAGCCAGAACCGTTGCCGTAACCTTACCCAGCGCGATAACCCCTTCCAGCCCCTCGCCGTCGATGGTTTCGCCGTCCTGGGTGATAATCCCGGTCCTGAAGAGTTTTCCCACCTGAGAATAATCGCCGAACTGAAATGCAATCTGATCGCCCACTTTTCCCTGAATCGTTCTGTCTACAATAGCGAATCCGGCTGGCGTCTCAATCATCAGCATGTGAGCCGGGTGAGGCATCAGTATTTTGTTCAGGTCTATACGATTTTCAACGTAGTCCGAAGCAGGTGATGGAAATCCCATAATCAGATCCCCCCATTCGGGTTGAACTGTTGGTAGGTTTTCGATTCGCCTTCTTGTGTGGATACATCCCGGAACGTTACCGTGTGGGTTTTTATCCACTGATTGGCCTCAAGCAGGCTAAAGTGCCAGTTCACCTGTTCCAACTGGCGCACAAAATCCTGCGTGGTGACGACATAGCGCCCTGAAGGCTCTCGTTTAATTGCGCTTACAAATGCGTCTTTGATTTCATAGTCGCGTGGCATGATAAATCCCCCCTATCAAAAATACTGTATGGATAAACAGTAATATCTAATTGAGGGTTTGATCAAGGCGAGACGGGTAACAAATTTGTAAAGGGATTGATAGAGCAGGGATTTCTAGTTGGCGCTCAGGCAGTGGTAACTAATCTCAAATCAACTACCACGCAGCCTGATGTGATTAGCGCGTTATTGAGTCTGCTCCTGTCGGATATGAGCGATAAAGCGGACATAGCTAAAAGCATTCTGTGTGTGTCAACGAGGAGCGGGTCAATGGAGCAGGTGAGCGTAACAACCGTTTATCGTAATGTAGGCTGAGCGCTGAGGGGCGAGAATCGAGCTAATTTGAATTATTCTATAAACATTAATCAGTTATGTTAATTCTCGCGAATAAAAACTAATGCATCTTCATGTGTTATTTTTCTATTCTCGAAGCTAAATGCTTAAACGTACTACCATCTCCTTCTGCAATACAAATTATCAGTAATGTAAAAAGTATTAACTCATCAAGATCTTCCTGTGTAACTACAATAAGCTCACGACCATGTGCGATTATGTTTCTGTTGGATTCAAAACTTTTATATCCAGAAACTATTGAAGTGTAAATTTCATTTTTATTTATATCACCTACCATATCCCCTATCATTTTGGACATAATGTTCTTAAGTCTACCTTTAGTATCGTTAGTGTTCATTTTTTCATTAATATAGCTTTCTAATGATGAAAAGGCTAAGAAATATGAAATCTTAAAGTTTTTAATTGACATTAAATTATAGGCTTCAGCCATTAAATCTCGGTAAAATGAATTACCATATTCTGAGTGTTTTTTTGTTCCCATAACCTTACATTCAACATATATATTCCAATCAAGCGGTTGGATATGCGAATAATCCCCCACAAACGAACCAGAAAAAGTAATCTTTTCAGTTGAATTATTAACTCCGACAACTTTTGTTGTTCTTAATTCAAAGTTACCAAAAGTTAGGCCTATAGAATGAGCATCTAAACACTCATTATCGACTTCATATACTTCATTTATAATCCCTTCTAAATCATCAGAAAATAGATTTATAACGTGTTCTTTTCTCATATTGTAAACATCGTCACTATGTATGATGAAATTGTTAATAATTTCGACTGATATTACATTACTAAATTCGTAAGGCATTTCGACTTTACTTTCAAAAAAATAAGTCATGGTTCGTGCGCCATCATATCCCGACAAATCGTAGTCAGGGTAATTATCTAATATAAAAACTACATTTTTCTCATGAATTATATTCAAATATTTGAGCAGCTTAAGTTCAATGTTGCTAATTTCTTTAAATTCTTTAAACTTCATAGAATGATTAATTCCTTTGGAGGATTGTTGTTATTTAGGCTCAAAATTATAACTGATCAGAGGTTTAAATTAAGCAATTTCCACCTTCTTTTATGGGATGGATGCTAAATTTAACCCTCATAATTTTAAATCATTAGCTTATCACTTACTAGAGCATAATGGGTGAGCCTGAAGTAAGGAACTATGGAGACCTTTGACAGCCAATCACATAACATGTCCGGTTCTAGCGCGAAACTGATAGTGCAGTTGTTCTCATAGGCAGTTATGAGCGACCTACAGACATTGCTAGCATAAAGATAAATTATATGATCGGGGAGAAGCTCAGACATCCCCAATCATCATGATAACGAAATGATTGAGTAAGCAACGTTTTGATACTCATAAAATGTTATTGAATATCAAAATTCAGTTTCGGTGTAATTGAGATCCTGAACTATTTCATCTGGTTCATCATCAGGGATTATATAACTCAGCTCAGGAAAGAGGCTTCGTAATCTTGCCGGTTTTATGTTAACTTTTGCGATCATTTCAAGAAACCGCCGCGTACTGTAAATTTCATCCACCATTGCTGAGCCATTACCATCGTCATACCATGAACCTGTATCAACAATAGCAGTTCTAACGAGAGGTCTAATATCTTCAAAATCGCCAGCACGTACAGATACAGCAAATTTAAAGGGATAAGAGTCCCCTTGAGCTAAGTAATCATCACCTCGTCCATATTGACGCGTAATTTCAAGTGTGCCCCTAACTAATAGGTAAACATAATCTTCTGTAAGACTGAGCGGTTCTATGTATTCAACAATACAACCGTCTACAATCGTCTGTGACGATAGTATATTAACTTCATCAGGAATATTATCTCTCGTAACCTCGTTTACATGCTCGCTGACCTCGTCAATAATGGAATCAGTTAATATGCGTTCCAGATCACCAAAATTAACAAATATCTTGTTGCAAAGCTCAATTAGCAATTTCGCTTTTTCAAAAAAATCCTTTGGCTGGCTTCCAAGTGACTCTTCAGTAATATGGGTGTAGTAATTCAATGACTGATAATTTTTGTTGAACCAGCCAATACCATCATCCAATTCCTGAAGTGCTGCAGCATCTAAGAGTCCATCAGGTATATGTTTTTGAGCAATGTATTTAGCCTGTTGTTTACGAGTTACTGTCGCATTGTTTCTGTTGGCGGTAAACCATGGGGCTGCCATCACCCTTTCATCAGGAGCCATTCGAGACAGGACGTGGTTTATAAGCTCACGTATGGCATAAGCGAAATTGCTAAACCTCAACGGATTGCCATGAGAACAATAATTCCTGAGGCAAGCAATGAAGAGCTGCTCCTCGAAATCAGTATCCAAGTGTTCATGAAACTCCTTAATAAAGTCCATCTGAAGCATTCTTTTTAGTTTCATTTTATAACCTTTCATTAAAAATTTTCTATAAGACTTCAATGTTAAGTTATAACCTTATGTCGAGCCACTATCAACTGACCTGCTTCCAATAATTCATAAAAACATTGACTTATCAAAGTTGGCTTCTGGCATAAAGCAGACATCTAGATAGCCTGCAAAGATAGATGCTGCAACTGTTTTCCCTACTAGTTTTCATGTGCCATTGAGCACTGATAGCGCTATACTCTCTGCTAGTTCTGCTCGGCGCTCTGATAAATCCACAACCATTCTGGCTATCGCCTCCTGCGATACCATCTCCCCTGTGGCAATGAGCTGCCAGACAGCCTCACCCATGACCACGCATGCTGCATCGTGTGCTTGCTCTTCAAACCCGTTATCCATATTGCTGCTCCTATTCAATGAAGCACGACTGTAAACCATTCAGTCATTCTTAGAATGTTGGGAATTCAATATTGCGGCATGCCTTCCAAAAAATTAATAAGACGCGATAAAAATCCGGCATAAGCCGGGCTGATTGGAAAATCAAAAGCATAGCCAGTATGTTTTATAAATTTTTAGAATTATTAATATTATTGAAATCCATGCTATCACACATCCTAATAGCATTAACCTCCATGTTAATTTTCTTTTCAATTAATAACCCTCCCTCTAACTTTGATCAAAGCATGCTCAGCTTTTACGTGCCTCCAACTGGTCATGGCAATCTATAGCGAAGGATAGATTGGCTAAACAGATCGTTTCCACCAACCAACAAGCAGACTCTTCCGCAGTGTTTCTGCTATGTATTACCATCCAATAACGCTCGGCCCGGCTCGATAGGCCACTTAATATCAGGCGCAGTGCTGACATCCAAGCGATTGAGGAGCACTCGAAAAGTTTTCCAGGCATCCAGGCTAGTCCTCTCGGCATCGGTTGCTAAATCGAGGTCTACCGCATCCTGAAGAGGTGCCAGAGCTGTTGTCGCCTGTGCAAGTAATTTGGCCCTTAATGCTTCAGCCTGTGCTATCAACTCTTCCGCAGTGTAGACACGCGCTACAATTCCCGCGCCATCAAACATCCAGTCACCTAAATCATTAAATCCGACCGGTACCTCATCAGGAGCAACCTCAGATACAGAACAACCGGAGGGAGGGCAAATATACTCGGCGTTATAATTCGCCATTCTGATTATGTTATCGCTGCCGTAACATATTTTCAGCGTATCTGCCTGAAATTTTAATCTGTGATAATACCAGTCCTTGCCGTCCTCAGTTTGCAGATATAAACACGGCGGCATTAAATCGTAATACTCAGGTTTATAGGTGTTAATATTTTTTAAAGTCAACATTATGCTGTATGCCCCACGTTAACCCAGCCCATAGAAGGCACATATTTTTGAACGGGCCGGAATACAAGGGTATCTCCACCGGGGTTTTGCCCTTCTGTATACCATCCCGTCATAACATATCCTGCGGCGGGTGACTCAAGTCCGCCGCCACCAGGTAATACTCCTGTCCAGCGCGCCCCGAGAGCGACATCCTGAACGCGATTGAGTTGCGCGTCGTTGCCTTTATTCCAAGCGTCATTAGCTGTATTAGCCACGTTATTTATAGATTGATTAAGGGCGATATTAAGAGCATTAATCTGCGCTACTACCCAATTATTTAGGTAACCGCCCCACATAGGACCATAAATATTACCGTCGGGCGCAATAAATCCCTGACCTGCATAAACCGAACTGGGCGACCGAATAGTCCCATCATTGCGAAACTGAAATGATCGAACACTGCCCCAACCATCAACCAGAATTTCTGCATACGCATAGTTGCTGATTACCTCTACCAGGCGGAAACAGGCTGACGCGCCGTCTTTAAAATCCATGTCACAGCCCCGGCCTTTCATGGTGACGCGGAGCATAGGGGTATAAAGTGCCTGTCCCGCGTTTCCATCTTTGAGGCCGGACATAACAGTTATGCTAGCATCATCGGCCAAGTTCCCCCCGGTCATAGGGTACGCGCCGGTTTGTGCAGCGTTTGGCGGATTCTGCGTAGTAAACAACTCACCGACGTCCGTTTCATCAACGGTTATATATAATTTGCGGTCACCATCATTCCAATCCATGTAAATACGGTGTTTGCCGGACGAATGTTTACCGCCATTAGCCTGAACGGCTTGCCAGTTACCTACATTATCCAGTCCAAGATGACCAAGCGCCTCGGATGCGTCCTTCAGATCGCTCAGGTTATTCTCAGAAATCAAATAACCACTCCCAGCAATACCTGTTGCAAGGATCTGTTGAATGGCCTCTATCAATTGTGCATCGTTGGTTTTGTCCGGTGTTATCCCGGCTTCTTTTAAGACTGCAAGCAGCTCTCTCTGAACACTGTTAAACCATGCGGCCATCAGCTCTGTGGGCTGAACATTCCCCGCGACGTTACCGTCTGTAAATTCGCCATTACCATCGGCTGTATCGGTGATATCACCAATTTTTTGCATAAAAAGTCCCTCACAGTGAAGTGAATATAAAGTTCAGAAAAAGTTTTTAATCAGGCAGGTATGTAGTTGATGCGTAGAATAAGATCGGGCGCTACAAGCCGTTTAAGAATGCACTCAAGCGTTTTATTACCCCATGTCCTGAGCGGATCGCCGCAGTGGGCCTGTCCGCAACGTGCGCGCAATATGGTTGTTTCAGGCACATTAACCTGCAGAACCAGAGGCCAGTCATCGCCATTGAGAGGGTCGCCACAGGCAGAAAGGCCGCAGCGTGCGCGCCGGTACTCAGTGACCGTAATGACATATCCGGACGTTGCGACCGCCTGTATGAGCGCATCGATTGACAGACCACCCGAACCAGTGAGTTTTGTCACTACAGCAAGGCGTCGTCGGGCTATCGTGCCCATCTCACCGATGGCGCAATCGTCCGGCAGACCCAGCGCCTGTTCCCAGTCTGTCAGCAGTGAACCTGCCGTGGCCGGGAATGCATTTCTAAGAAGCGAAAGCGCCGCCGTGTCACTGGCCTCATATGATTTTGCCAGCCCCCTCAATACGCGCGCCTGCACTGAACCAGGGGGATGTTTCCATGCTTTACCCTGGGGTAATAACAGACCCAGAGCGCGGGCATAATCGTCAGTGCTGTAGCGGCTCACGATGCCCCCCGGCTGAATGTAATCTCACCGCGAACCGGTAGTTCCCCTGCCCCCAGCTGAATGAAAACGCCAGAGGGCTGATTCAGAACAAAACCACGCGTGCCACTGATTGCGCCAATGGCCAGATTCAGATCGGAAATAAAAATCTTTCCGCCCGGCTCGCCGTTGTCGAAAAACACCTCATCAACAGCGCTCTGAATGGCCGCGACGGTATCGGCATCTGTGTCAGGAATGCCGCCAATATCAAGATCAACGGTTCGATTTATGGGTGAACATACCCAGACCAGCGTGGTGGCCGGACGTTTTGAGAAAAGATAGTTTGCCACGCGCAACTGATCCCCCTGCGCTTTGCCGTAGGTATATTTTTCTTTAGTTGCAGTACCGTCAACACCCTCCGGGAAACCGTGGTTTGTGCGGTCAGTCCCGTCGCACATGATGTAAACACCGAGGCTACCCGCTCCCAATATACGTGGCTCTACCCATGCGCGGGTTACGCCAGGCACTTCCAGCGCCCACCGTTTATAGTCATCCTCGCTACCGCCCTCTGCGGATGACTGATAAGCCTGCAGGACGCGACTGCGGAATGCCTCCTGTGACTCCATATCAGCGCCGCCTGTAATAGCCTGCGCCGCGGTAGCGGTGCTGACTATACCTTCGATAGCACCATCTATTGCCAGCAGGGTGCCTGCCTGAGCGTTGCCATCTGCCGGAGTGAGTGCGCTTCCGGTGAGAGGCAGAACAGCGGTAACGCTTCCGCTTCCGTTCCCAGCGGCAGGGATAGTAACTGCCGCATCCAGCGTATACTGCACACCCCCTGTGCGGTTCAGAACGGTTCCGGCTGTGACACTGCGTCCTGGTACACCTGAGAAAATCACCTCGGGGCCTTTCGCCGCCGTCGCATCTTTCCTGTAGACGTTTTTTAGTGCCCCCCACGCAGCAAGCCACTCATCTTCTGCGGTGAATGGGTTGCTCTGACGCGCTATCCAGTCCAGATAGGCAAAATGCATATGGCTCATACCGGCATCCATATCTGCAATGATCCGCAGATTGGAAAATCTCAGTAGCTCGGATGGATTTTCCAGCTCCGAGGTAATGAACTGCCGGTTCCGGCTTCGCAGCTCACTGAGTATAGGTCGCTGATACGGCATTATTATCTCTCCATAACCAGTTGAATTTATATTGATGCGAGCTGCCGTCCGGGCGGTTTAGCGTCACCGTGAGGTAAAGCCGGTCTGGCCTGACTATGGTGCCCGCTGCGCTGACTGATGACATGACGCCGTCACCCACCAGCCAGGCCAGTGACTCTTGTGCGTAAACCTCAGCCCGCCTCGCTACTGCCACTGACAGCGGGCTGCGGTTCAGCAGCCACAGCCGGGAACCCAGCAATTCCTCATCGCTATCCCCCCACCAGCCCCTGCGGTCGTTGTCGTCGGTTGCATCGTCGGTATCGGCCCGACGATCACTAAACAGACTGATAAGAACGGCAGACTCCAGATCATTCCCGTTGTCCAGATCGCCGCCTGACAACTGCCAGCCAGCAAACCCCGAGTCAGCAAACCATACGGTTCTGATATCGGCCATCAGACCTCCCTGTTGGTTTTTTCACTGGTTTTTGTGCTGTTACCCGATTCAACGTTTTTCACCTCATGGCCATGGAGGTTGTAGGCATCACGCAATGCTTTCAGGCTGACGTCATTTGAATCACAGTGATCAACTACATCACCGGTACACTCCGTCAGCGGCGTTTCGAGACGAACTTTAACGCTGGCAGTGATGGTTGCGTTGCGCGCCTCCAGAACCTCGATGTCCTGTCCTGCACATTTCACAATCATCTTCTCTTCACCGAGCAGCACTGATTTCCCGTGCGCATCATAGATTACGGTTTCGCCGGGCTTCAGGTTTGCGTAACGGGATGAGCCGTGATTGGTCGCGATAATGACCTGGCTGGACCTGTCGCCGCCCAGGCTGAGGATCAGCACGTCGCTACCAGCTGGCAGGCCAGATGAAAACCCGAATTCAGTCATGCGCAGCGTATTACCACGAACATCAAACGGGGTTTTATATTGCAGTTTTTGGGTTGTTCCATTGTCATCAGTAACACCGGTAGTGCGTCCAATGCCCACCAGCATGGCAATGCGCCGATACAGGCGCGTAAATGCGTCCGTCATGTCAGCTCCATAATGCTCGAGTAAAATGCGTAGGGCTGGATAGCAAAAGCGGCAGGCGGCATGAGCAACATCTCAGCGTGGGTCCCATCCTCATCGCGGGTGTAGGTGACCTCTGCGAGCAGCAGGTCCTGCGGTTTAACATCGAGCGTTGGAAGCGAAACCGGGATCAACGTATTTGGCTCCCATAACTGACCGGCGCTGTCACGCCAGCTGTCAGTGACCACCCGCAACGCGCGTGAGCGGCCATAGCGCCGGTTCATTTCCCAGTTAATGCAATCGGTCGCCATGTCCCGGGACACCAGCGTGCTCTCCACCAGCACGATGCGTTTTCGATAGCGCATCGATGCCGCATCCGGATCACGCGCAGTCGCGAGCGTCACTGCGTCATAACCTGCCCCTCCCGCCTCGCCAATGGGACTAAAATTCATTGATACGCCTGTGTAATCTGAATATCGCTCATCCATCGATTCCTCATACCAGGCATGCTCGACGTTAACCCCCTCCTCCAGCCCGCTGGCGGCGCGCCTGTTTCCGACGCGCGTCAGAAACAGCCCGCCATCCGGCAGGTCGTAATAGAGCAGCCCAGACCAGCGGGTAACACGGTCGATGATTTCCTGCGGCGACTCCCCCCAGTTCAGCGTGAATTGTGGGACTGCGCGTAAACTGGCGGCATCTGTTGTAACCGAAATTCCGTAGGGCGCTGCCAGCCGCTGTGCAATACCCAGCGCGTCTGAATTGCTGATGACGTTAGACGGCCATTCTGCGCTGCAGTCCACCAAATCCTGACACCGGCTGCGCCCGGTAGCCCTGACCTCATGCCGCCCCGGAGAGAGCACCGGCGACCATTTGTCGATATACCCCGTCAGCGCGCAATCATCACCCAGCAGCACACGACAGCTTTCGCCGGGACGCACGCGACGGCGGCTATTTGTCTCAGGAAAATAATCCAGTAATCCCAGGCTGAATGAGGACGGCAGGCGCTCGATGCTACGAGTCACCGATACCCGGTCCCAACCCTGCAGGGCAACACCATCAGTTTCCAGGGTCAGTTCGTCATTCGTCATTGATTACCTCAACACTGAGCGGCATGAATGCAGGATGAATGGGACTCGCTGACACAATGAGTGCATCACCGTAGCTGGCATCCTGCCAGATGCGATTTGCCATATTCAGCGCGGGCAGAGAGGACGGAAATGACCATGTCACGCGCACAGCATTCAGCCCCTCTGAGGTCAGACTTTCGGTGAAGTCCTCCCGCAGCTGCTCCAGTGTTTTCCAGAGTTCATCATTGCCATGTTCGCTGGCGAGAAGGCATGCTGTATCGAGCGCGGCAATCCCCCTGTTTAGCAGCTCCTGAGCCGCGACGGTTCCGGTCAGCGATGCAGAGGCGGCCACGCGCGCAAACATGGCTGCAGCCATAATTTTCAGATAGGCCTGCAGTGCAGCAAAAACGCGATTGCTGGTTGTGTCGTTGTAATATGTTCCATCAAATGCAGATTCAGACATCATCAGCTCCAGCAGGCGCAGACGATCCTGCGTGGATGGCACTGCATCCATCAGTGTTGTAATCAGCGTCTCAACCGCTGCCGGAACCACACTGATTTCTGACATTTCCGACAGCTCTGCAACATGCGCGTCAATGGTCGTTCTGGCCGCAATCACCTGTGCGGTTTTTTCTGTTACCAGCGCGCTGTAATCAACAGCGCCTGAACCAGATGTGATTTTTCCCGTCAGTCCGCTGATGCTGCCCCCGGCGCTGCCGTTGCAATCCCGTCCGAAACGCAGATTTCCCAGCGTTGACCTGAGAGAACTGGCGAGCGTAGTTGCCTCGCGGGCCGTATCTGAGATAAAGCTGGACCAGAAACAGATGGTGTTCTGGATCGTTGTGACAGCATGCTTGATTGAGAGAATTTCCCCATTAACTTCAGCGATAATTGCCGCCGCCGCAGTGGTTACGGTTGAGAACCAGCTTTGCTCTACAATGCTGCCCGGAGTGCCGCCGGTTGTCAGGGCAAAAGTTTTTAGCCCACTCTCGATGCACGTCAGAGAGAAGCTAAAGCTGCGCCCCTGATCCATGCCCTCCCGGACTTTCAATCCCCCATCGGGGATGTTTACTGTCAGTTCCCCCAGCGTAGGATGCACCAGCGTCCCGGCTCCCCCCGCTTCAGAGGCGGCAACCAGGGAATCGCGCTGCGCTATCACATCACCGCCACCGTAAATCCTGCTGTCCTGAACGATAAACCCCTGCAGCGTAATGCGCCGGGTTCCTCGCCCGAGGTCCTCTACCCATACCTGATCACGCATCGGGTATTCGTGAACCGCCTGACGGCGACCTGACTGGCTCTCACCGCTGATAACGGCAAAGGGTACGCCGCGAAACGACGCCGCATGTAGCCTGTCAGCCCACGACTGCTCACTGCCGCCCTGTGTAATCTGCGCCAGAGCCGAACCCACAATCGTCATACAACCCTCTCTATGGATACGTCATGGCAGTGGCAATTTTTCCGCCTGTGCCAGTAAATGTTTTTTTGTCGCCGGTTTTGTCATTTATCAGGGTTAGCTCGACTTTAACGCCGGTCTCCTTCAGCGCTCCCGCCAGCGTTTCGCTCAGTTGCTGAGATTGCTGTGCCGGTGCCTGAGTTGGCGTAATCAGTGACTGTGACGTGTCTACAGGAGCCTGCTGAGATGTGATCAGCGGTTTTGAACCGTCAGCAGGACTTTGCTGGGCGGCTATGAGCGGTTCCTGAAGCTGAGGCTGCCCAGTTTGCCGCGGGTTTGCTGCAGGAGTGATCAATTGCTGAATCTGCGCCACACTCCAGGGGTTGTTGTCAGGTAAATTGAGCGAATAACGGAATGGCTTCTGGCTGGTCCTGCCTGTTATGGGCAGGCAGCGGAATTGCGGAAAATCCGGGGATCTGTTTAAATTATTCACGCGATTATTTCTCCACACTAATTGATGTAGTCGCCGAGAACGCTGGGCTGCAACCCGGCGTTCTCACTTTTCTGGAGCACAAAAAACCCTGTAAACCAGCGTCGTGTGCTCCTGTAATTTGGTAATGGCACGGTGTAGCTCCTCGTCAATCACCTCACGCTCATGCGGTTCAACCACTCCATCCTCAATAGCTGCCCTTACCTGCTGTGAGTACCGGGTGATCTGCTCGATTGCTTCCAGCAGTCGCTGATTGATATCGCCGTAATCCACCAGCTCAACATCAGGCAACGGCACAAACACCCCGCCGGACACTTTCGCAACCGCGTTCGCTACGTCGTGATTGCCACTGGCGCGCTGTAACAGCATTGACCAGCCGAACGGGAATATCTGATCACCACCTGAGCGCAACCGGTTATGAATTGCGTCCTCAGTTACATCCAGAATTTCAGCAGCTTCGCTATATCCACCAGCCAGCCCTGCAATAGTTTTGCGAACTGCTTTCACCAGCCACGAAGGTTGCCTTTCAACTTTCCATTTCGGCTCGTTACCCACGTTTCTGAACCCTCTTCTGTGGTTCGAAAAGGGGGATTAATTCTGGATAATCACTCGTTTCGAACATGAGTTCGTTGTTAGTTAATTTCGAAAGCAACATTGCAAACTTCCAGGGGATGGGGTCAGGCCACACGCTCACACTTGATTTAGAGATATTCAGAAACCGAGCCGTAGCGGTTACTCCGCCGTAATAGTCCAAAACAATATTTTTTTTCATAACCCCCTCATCCGTAAAAGCGAACAAATTCAGTCTACGTTAACGAATCCCGTTTGGTCAATAATTTCAACACTTGAAGTTTAGAAAAACGGACGAATATGAAACAGTATGGTAATCAGACAATCAGTGATCGCATTGCCAGCAAAATGCGTGAACTGAACCTGCGCAGTAGAGACATCGTAGCCGGAACCGGGGCATCAAAGAGCACGGTTAGCCAGTGGGTGAATGGTGGCAATAACCCTTCAGCAACACACATTCCCAAATTAGCGAAACTTTTAAACGTCACAGAAACTTGGTTAATAAATGGCGGCAGTTACTCACAAAGGGGTAACTCATCTGAGATAGATCAAAGGCCCATGCAGAAAATACCTCTAGTCTCGCTGTCGCAGGCGGGGGACTGGAGAAATCTCATGAACCAAACAAATGAATTTTCTGAATGGACAACCGTTACTGACGACGTATCCCCCCATGCGTTCTCTGTAGAAATGGATAATGACTCAATGGCTGGTCTCATCCCGGAGGGAGCTATTGTGATATTTGACCCTGACCTGATACCCCGGTCGGGCCAAATTGTGTTAGCAAATATCGGTAATACAGCGGTAATCAAAAAATTAGTAATAGACGGTCCCAGCGCATATCTTGCACCGATTAATTCCGGTTATAAAACCATCGAGTTAGAGTCTCTCTCACAGATCGTCGCAACTGGCATATCTGTCCAGACTAAGCTGCCTTAAATACCTATAAACCACACAGACAAAGGCCGAAAGTTCGGCCCCACCCGCCAGCGTCCGTAAAAACGAACCCTAACTGTTGACCAAACCGTCCGTAAATGCGAACATCCGTTCTATTGAAACCTCTGGAGGTTGTAAAGATGGACGAAGCATATGAAGAGTATTTCAACAATCTCAAAGAAGGCGAAGAAGCACTCAGCTTTACTGAATTCGTGGCCTGTCTCTCGTGAAACATTCAAGCGTGGGGAAATGGCGGTGGATAAGAAAGCAGAAGCAATTTTAGAAAATGTAGCACGCCTTGAACTGGCAGCCAGAAAGGGCTTGCAGCTGAATGAAGAGGTCAAGCCTCACTTAACGCAAGGCCATATGATCTCTGTTGAGCACTGCAACGCAACAATCCAGAACTGTGATTTGTTTCGTAAATGGATTAGCGAGTTTTTTGGAGCATGAGGATAGATTGTTGTTCAGTCATGCCATAACCCTGAACAAAAACTTCAATTTCTTCTTCCTTACTCTCGTTCATGAAGGTTTCACCACCGAGATTATGGAGTTCACCGGTTATGGCATGCCCCTTCTCGACGTCATAGCCACCGAGAAGCTCTGCGACCGTGAATTCCCCAATTTGGTCACGGATAACGATGTAACCATTGCGGCGCTCATGATGTACGACGACTCCGCGCATAAATATCCCTTTCTGGATGTGTGAGAGCAGCCAGAATACCACCTCGCCTGATGTGGTTAAAAGCAGGCTTATTTTCAAATGTGGAGAAACGGCAGTGGGCTATTGCAGTAGCCCACCAGCCATAATCGAGGAAATGATTATGATCCAGGACATCGACGACCTGATTACTGAAATTTTCGACGAATACCCCCAACCACGCCTCATCTGTAACACCCCTGGCGATTACACACCGAGGCTGGTTTCGCAACTCAACCTAAGACGCACCACGCGCACCAACCCTACCCCTACCCGCTCCCCTGCAGGTTCCAGTCTTGCTCAGCAGGAGACGCAGCTATGAAAAAAATCGCCCAATATCGCCGCAGCAACGGCCCGAACGCCGGTTTCAGCGAGAAACTCGCCTGGCAGCTATCAAAAGGCCCGGCGACAGGCCGAGAGCTGGCGGAACGGTTTGGCATGAGCCTGCGTGAGTTCAATCGCCTAATCATTAATACGATGCGGCATGGCGGCGAAACGCTGCAGGTTGAGGCCACCAATCCTGTCTGTCTCGGTGGCAACTCTATCGACCGCACCTACACGCTCATCAGGCGTCCACGCCGCGTAGCTCGGCAGGCACTGCCGCCAATGGTCATCAACGAGAGCAATGATCGGTCAGAAGAGGCTATCCAGCGCCACCGAGCTGCAGCTAAACGACGCGCCCGACTGATTGCCAGCGGGATTTACATGGAAAGTATGGGTTAAGGGGATCGAGATGAACGTAACTCAAGTTGGAGAAATTCATAACTGCGACTGTGGTTTCTCATGGCGCACCGGGAAAAGTGGTACGCATGAATGCGGCTATGGACTAAGAAAGCAGCTGGCCGCCCTCAAAGCAGAGCGTGACTCCCTGGCGGTTGAGGGTGCGGCGCGGGGCGAAATCATCGAGCGCCTGATTGGTCAATACAGTGCAGCGGGTTATCACGCCGTACAGAATTCACTTAATCCAGCACAGTCATTGCTATACGACGCAATGCAGGTGCTGAAACAGTCAGCCACCGACATCTACCTCAACTCTGTGCGTGCTGAGGGTGTGGAGATGTTTGCGAAAGAATTGGGTAGTCCATATGGCGATGATGAGGGTCGAGACTACGAAACCGGCTTTAACAGAGCTATTGAGGTTTCAAAAAGCAAAGCAGCCAAATTTGTTACCCAGCTCCGCGCCGGTAAGGATGGTGAGTGATGGAACAGCCGATCCTCGATATGTGCTGTGGCTCTCGGATGTTCTGGCTCGACAAGAAAGACAGCCGCGCGATATTCGCAGACATCCGCAAAGAGTCACACGTGCTGTGTGATAACCGAGCTTTGCATATTAACCCGGATATCATCGCAGACTTCCGTTCTTTACCCTTTGCTGACTGCAGCTTCGCACAGGTGGTGTTTGATCCACCCCACCTGGACCGCGCTGGAGAGAACGGCTGGATGCGGAAAAAGTACGGTGCGCTGGATAAGCAGAGCTGGCGTGATGATATCCGAGCTGGTTTCAATGAGGCGTTTCGGGTTTTGCGGCCACACGGCACTCTGATTTTTAAATGGAATGAGACTCAAATACCGGTGAGCCAGGTGATCGCCCTTACCGAACAGAAGCCAACCATCTGGCAACGCACTGGCAAGGGAGATAAAACGCACTGGATTATCTTTTTGAAGGAGGCGAGTGATGGCGCTGACTCACGGAGAACTTAATTCGATAGCGGCAAAATGGCTGAAACGCCCACTGAGCAATAACGGACCAGGCTGCCAGGTTGCACTGACTGAGGTTGGTGGGCTATTCGGAGGCGAACGCGCAGATGCTTTCGGCTACCGCTGGGGATATGACGGCGGCTCAGTTGTTGTTGAGAGCAAAGTAAGCCGCTCTGACTTCCTTGCTGACCGTGCCAAACCTCACAGAAACGGCACCAGCCCTAGCATGGGAACCTACCGCTATTACATTTGCCCGGAAGGGCTGATTGATATCCCTGACCTGCCCCACGGATGGGGGCTTTTGTGGGTAAATCAGCGCGGTCACGTCAAACTGAAGGCAGGACATGTCTGTTGTCACAAGGTCGGCGGTTATGGTCCAGCGCGTGATATGGCGCTGTTCTGGCAGCATCCGGCTGATTTACGCTTTGAGTTGGACATGATGGCTCACTCACTGGTCAGGTTTGGCGATCCTGAAGAGGCCAAGGAGATGGTGCGCAGTGCTAATCGGGAATACAGCCGGGTAGCTGCGGAAGTGAAAAAGCTGAGGGAAGATATCAAACAGTACCGGACGGATGCTTATCGCCTAAAACTGTATGAATCTCAATATGGGGGCTTGTCCAATGCCTAAATCCCCCGCCGAACGCAAAGCAGCGCAGCGTGCCCGTCAGGCCGCTGCCGGTGGTAAAAAGCTGGAGCTGGCGCTGGATAGTCAGGAACTGGAGATGCTGGCACAGAACTGCGCCGCACGCCGCCCCGGTCGTGAACCGTATGAACTTAATGAGTATATCGCGCTGTTAATCCGGAAAGACTCCGCTGAGCTGGCGCAGCAGCTCGAAGCGCTGGCACAACAGCAGTGCGGGAAGTGCAAAGAGCAACTACCAGTTCAGGATTGTCCGTGCAGTGGCGAGATGGCATGCTGGGTAACATTGGGCTGGCACAAAACTAAGCTGGAGATTTAGCATGACCAAAGAAGAATTGACGTGGAAGATGCGTAGCATTTCTGAAAGTGAGTTTAAAGGAGATGTAGAGAATAGGCACAAAGCAGCTGATAAATTAATTATTCAGTGGCTCCGAGAAAATGGCTGTGTAGAGGCAGCAGAAATCTTCGATAGCATGGAAAAGTGGTATGCCTGATGTGACATGTCACATTAATTAATTTCCCGATGCAGCGGGAGTGTGTGGAGAAAAAGAATGGCTAATATTGAGATGATTTTCGAAAGCGAAGCGATGCAAAAAATTGGGGTTACCTCGCGGACAACAATGAGGACTTATGTGCTTAATCATTCCTTCCCCAAGCCAGTAAGGAGTCGCCCTAAAAAATACTTACTGGCTGAGGTGGAGCAGTGGATTTTAAACGGGGGTGTTAATCAGAGATCAGCTTGATTTGCTCAAAAATCTTGTCTGCGTAAAGTTCATAAGCAACCTTCTGTTCTGCTAACCAATCGTGCTTGTTATAAACTGCAAGCACTCCTCCAAGATCATGCCCCAGCATTTTCTCAATGACATGGGGCGCAATCCCTTCCTCTGCCAAACGAGTAGCCATCGTTCTGCGGAAGTCATGAGCGGTAAAATCACCAAAATTAACCTGATCGCGCAGGAGTCGGACATACCTGGTTGAAGAACCAATGCTCAGCGGAACGTTCCTTTCGAAAGCACCGTGAAATAGCAGGCCATTGCCATTTTCGATTGACTGTTTGAGTAGTGGCTCTATTTGTTTGAAGATCGGCCTCCTGATGATTTTATTTGTTTTGCTACGATCTGAGGGCAACGTCCAGATACCCTCTTCAAAATCAAAATCCTCCTTTCGTGACTCTCTCAATTCGCTATTGCGTGATCCATACAAAATGAGGGACTTAATGAGCATTTTGCTCGAAAACGTTGCGGTAGATTTTTCGTTCTCAACCCATATCTTTGCCAGCTGCCGATAGGTAAGAACCGTGTCGCCGGTTTTAGGGTTCCTGCCAAATTCTTTGGGATTCAATCTCAGAAGCGATGAGTCTTCAATAAACTGTCTTCGTGAGCACCAAGCTATTGCGCCGCGCAAATGCACCAATAGCTTACGGGCTTTTAATGGATTTGCCTGTTCTTGCTCCGTGAAAAAGTCTACCCAGGCACTGACCGGGATGTGCTCTATTGGTATATCCGCAAAATACTTTTCCATCTCATTAAGCACTATGCGCTCGTACACTTCAGCGGTGCTTTTTCTCAGTGACTGAAGCACATAGTTGTCATACCAATACTTGATGCACTCATGTACGGTAGGCTTCTTCTTTTTAACAAGAAGTTGATGCTTAGGATCGATCCCTTCAGCAGTGAGAGATTTATACTCACCGACTTTTATACGAGCATCACGTAGAGATACCGCGGGGTAACGGCCTATCCCAAGTCTGTGTTGGCTGCCATTTATTCTGTACCGGTATTGAAAGCTGACTATCCCTTTAGGGGTTATCCTTATCCCTAATCCGTCAGCATCGGTTATTTCCGCTGGACCGCTGTAAGGCTTGCCATGTAACCCGCGCAGTTTCGTATCGCTAATAGCCATTATGTACTCACCATCAAATATCATGACTCAATTTGTACTTATATGGCATTGTACACAGATGTTTATAGGTGTACAGAAGTGATGGCAAGTGCAATTAAATGAGAAAATATTATATTTAAAATCAAATGCATATGAACATAATTGGTGATTA